TCTTGGACTTTGTACCGCATTGCGGGCTAAATTAAATGGGGGTCTAAACAACCCCCATTTTTAAAGGAACAATTATGGCCAATTCCAAACCCGTAGGTGTAGCGTATTCTGATCCAGAACTTGTTGCTGGCACGACCATCACTGGCGCTGTCATCACTGGCTCTACTATCAGTGGTGCTACCATCAGTGGTTCTACTTCAACAACTGCCACAGTTAGCGGCACGTTTACTGGCGCTATTCGTCTTTCTGTTGCCACTGTTGCGGCGGCTGGCAGTACTCAAGGCGATGCTGCTGCACTAGCCGAAGGTATCAATGTCGTTTCGGCGGCAGATGGCACTAAGGGCGTAATTTTGCCCACAGCGGTAGCTGGTATGGTAATTATCGTTAAAAACACCGCTGCCGGTGCGCTGAAGATTTATCCCGCCACTGGTGGGGCAATCAATGCAGTTGCGGCTAATGGTGCGTATAGCATTACAAACCTTACCAGTTCGTTGTTGGTGGCATCTTCCACTACCCAGTGGTATTCTGTTCCATTGGTAGCATCCTAACCAAAAGGGGGCTAATCACCCCCTTTCTAATATGAACATTACAATGTTTCACCCTGTTCACGGTGCTAAAGTTGCCACAATGGAACTTGAAGTCGAAGCAGATGAAAAAAATGGCTGGACTCGCTATAATCCAGACACGCCTTCTGAACCTGAAGCGGCTCCTGTAAACGTGCTGGAAGTTAAGCGCCGTAGAAAAGTGACTACTGAAGAGGTCTAAGCATGACAACGTACACCGCTGGCGAACAGATCAATCGGGCGCTTCGGCTCCTTGGCGTGCTTGCTGAAGGTGAAACGCCCTCTGCCGCAACATCCCAAGATGCGCTAATGGCGTTAAACCAGATGATCGACTCGTGGCAAACCGAGCGTCTGTCTGTATTTTCCACGCAAGATCAAATCTTCACATGGCCTGCCAGCATTATTAGTCGCACCCTTGGCCCCTCGGGCGATTTCCAAGGCAACCGCCCCATTTTGCTTGACGACTCTACTTATTTCAGAGCGCCCAACAATGTGTCGTATGGCATCAAGTTTATCAATCAACAGCAGTACAACGGTATTGCTGTTAAAACCGTAACGTCCACTTATCCACAAGTGATGTGGATCAACATGTCGTTTCCTAATATTGAGATGTACGTTTACCCAAGGCCCACGCAGGACTTGGAGTTTCACTTTGTGTCGGTTGAAGAACTAAACAACCCTGCCAACTTGTCCACAGTTTTGTACTACCCACCAGGCTATCTGCGTGCGTTCACATACAACTTGGCCATGGAGTTTGCCCCTGAGTTTGGCGTTGAGCCAAGCCCCCAAGTGCAGCGCATCGCCATGACTTCCAAGCGTGACCTCAAACGCATCAACAACCCAGATGATGTAATGGCATTGCCTTACGCATTAGTGGCCAACCGTCAACGATTCAACATTTACGCAGGAAACTACTAACATGGCCACCATTGCAATTACCTCCCTTCCCGCTGCCACCGCTGCTGCCGTTTCTGATGTCTTGCCAATTGTGCAATCAGGCACAACTAAACAAGTCACCAACGCGTTGCTGTTTACCAACGCAACACTGGTTGCGCCTGCGCTTGGTACTGTTGCAAGCGGCAACATTAGTGCTTGTACCAGTACAGGCATGGTGTTAACTACGCCCAATATTGGCGCAGCCACAGGCACAAGCCTAACCGCCACGGGCGCTATTGTGTCAACTGGCACGGCTGGTGTAGGTTATGCCACAGGAGCAGGCGGCGCAGTTACACAACTAACCAGCCGTACCACAAGCGTAACGCTTAACAAGCGTTGCGGTACTGTCACTATGTTCTCTGCGGCTGGTTCTGCTACTGCGGCTACGTTTACCGTTACCAATAGCACAGTTAGCGCAAACGATGTAATTATTTTAAATCAAGCATCTGGCACTAACTTGTATGTTTTGGCGGTTACTGCAATAACAGCGGGTAGTTTTAACATTACTTTCTTGACCACTGGCGGCGTAGCCACTGATGCTCCTGTAATTAACTTTGCTGTGATTGACGGCGTAGCTGCGTAATGAAAACGCCGATTCTTGGCTCTACCTATGTAGCGCGGTCTGTCAATGCGGCAGATGCGCGGATGGTCAATCTGTTTCCAGAGATCGTCCCAGAGGCTGGTAAAGAGCCTGCGTTTCTGAACCGCGCCCCTGGTCTCAAATTGCTCAACACCATTGGCACTGGCCCGATCCGAGGTCTGTGGGCGTTCTCATCTAACGACACCACGGCCTTTGTGGTGTCTGGCAATCAGCTTTACAAGATCACCACTGCGTATGTTGCTACGCTAATTGGCACAGTGGTGGGCACTGGCCCCGTCAGTCTGGCTGACAATGGCACGCAGTTGTTTATTGCGGCAAATGGCCCCAGTTACATTTACAACAACGCCACAAACGCCTTTGGCCCAATTACTGACCCTGACTTTCCAGGCGCCGCAACCGTGTGCTATCTGGACGGTTATTTTGTGTTTAATGAGCCAAACAGCCAGTTGATGTGGGTGACACAGTTGCTAGACGGCACATCCATTGACCCACTAGAATTTAAAAGTGTTGAAGGTTCGCCTGACGGTTTAATTGCTGTGGTGTCTAACTTCCGCGAGGTGTGGGCTTTTGGCACAAACTCAATTGAAGTTTGGTACGACAGTGGCGCATTAGATTTTCCTCTTGAACGCATTCAAGGCGCGTTTAACGAGTTGGGCTGTGCTGCCCCTTACTCAGTCGCCAAGATGGACAACGGCTTGTTCTGGCTTGGCCGCGACCGCCGTGGTCAAGGTATTGTCTACCGCGCCAACGGTTATGCAGGCGTTCGGATTTCTACTCACGCGGTTGAATGGCAAATTCAGCAATACGCTGATTTGACAGACGCTATTGGCTACACATACCAACAAGACGGCCACAGCTTTTACGTTTTGGTTTTCCCTACTGCCAATACAACTTGGGTTTATGACGCGGCAACACAAGCGTGGCACGAGCGTGCAGGCTTTGTCAATGGCGATTTTACCCGTCACCGTGGCAACTGCCAGATGGCGTTTAACAATAAAATTGTCATCGGCGATTTTCAAAACGGCAACATTTATGCGTTTGACCTAGACGACTATTCGGACAATGGCAGCATCCAGAAATGGCTGCGCTCATGGCGTGCATTGCCTACTGGCACTAACACCCTCAAGCGCACAACTCAGCACATGTTGCAACTCGACTGCGAGTCTGGTGTTGGTTTAAATGGAACTCCTGGCTATGAAAGTGAAAACATAGATACTGAGTCGGGGTTAAATCTTGTGGCTGAATATGTTCAAACGTATTTAGCTACTCAATCAGGCGTTACCTTGACTACTGAGGCAGGGGACGGTTTTGAACCTCTAGGCCAGTTTGATCTATCAGACACCGATATTACGGGCTATGAAATTGTTACCAATTCTTACCTTGCTACACCAGGATACGAACCTCAAGTTATGCTCCGCTTTTCAGACGATGGTGGCCACACATGGTCAAACGAGCATTGGACATCCATGGGCAAGATCGGTCAGTATTACAAACGTGTAATCTGGCGCCGTCTAGGCATGACTGTTAAGCTGCGTGACCGAGTGTATGAGGTGTCTGGCACTGATCCTGTGAAGATTGCAATCATGGGCGCAGAACTTATTCTGAGTCCAACAAATGCCTAGCCCTAACGCTACACCAACGCCAATCACGCCGCCGCGAGTGCCGATGGTTGACCCCCGCACGGGTTTGATTGACCGCGCTTGGTATTTGTTTTTCTTGTCGCTTAATGACATTGCCACAACAGTTGTTGACGATGTTAACCTTGGCACTGATTCAATATCCTTGATTGCGTCCTACGATGAGGCTTTGCTTTCGGTTAATCAGGAATTGCAGACGTTGCCGTCAGATTCTGATTTGGTGTCCCAGATAACCGAAATGCAAAAGCAAATTGATGCTTTGCAAGCGCAGCCCATTTTTGACATAGCTATAGTTAGCGCAAGCATTAACGCGCTGTCAACGGCGCCAGTAACTGTAACGGCTGATTTTACAGTTGGCACTAGCTCATGGTATATCAACAATAAGTCTGGATCGACTTGTGTAGTGACGTTGCCTGCGCCGTCCTCATACGTTGGTAGGCAAATTACAATTAAGAATATGCAGGCTCAGTTAGTTAACTCGGCCTCAAGCAATGTTGTGCCTATTGACAGTACATCTGCCGGTACATCAATCCTCTTGGCAGTTGTAGGAAATTGGGCGACAATGGTGTCTGACGGCACAAATTGGGTCATTATGCAACGCGCCGCTAATAACTGCCTCTTATTGGAGTAAACCATGACAGTCACCGTCAAAGTTCTTGTACCGGCTAAATTTGCCGAAAATTCGCAAACAACCCAGTACACCGCGATTGGCGTTACTGCCATCATCGACAAGTTTACTGCAACTAACATAACCGCCACGGCGGCCACGATCAGCGTAAACTTGGTCACAACCGCAGGCTCTGCCGGTAACACCAATTTGATTACCAAGACCAAAACTTTGCAGGCATCCGAGGTCTACACGTTCCCCGAACTGGTTGGCCAAGTGCTTGCTTCGGGTGACTTTATTAGTACAATTGCAGGTACAGGTAGCGCAATCAATATCCGCGTTTCTGGGCGTGAGGTGACCTGATGCGTGTGACTTACGGCAAGGGGTTTAATTTTGCACCAACCTTGTCCATGTCGGGCAAAGTTTTGGCGTTGCAGAATGAACTCTTAAAAATGCCGCAGGCCAACATTGTTACTGAGCATATTTTTAAGCCAGGCGTTTATGAGCGCAAGATTACGATTCCCGCATGGACAATCTTGACTGGCGCAGAACATAAGACGCCGTATCACGTTCGAGTGGAAAGCGGCACAATTGCAGTCAATACGGATGACGGCATTAAAGTCTTTACCGGCCCATGCGACTTTCCGGCAAAAGCTGGAATGCAACGCGCAGGCCGAGTGTTTGAAAATGAGGTAGTTTGGGTGGATGTGTACGACAACCCAGACGACTGCATTGATTTGGCGGTGTTAGAAGACCGTTTGTATGTCGTCCCTGCGTGCGGCCTTGCTGACAGCCGGACTGATATACAAAGGGCACAGATTGATTACGGCGCGTTCCTATATCAGATTGGTTTGACTCAAGGTGAAATGGACGCGATTGTCCATAACGAGTCTGATTTGATGGAGATGCCTGACGGCGTGGCTGTGGAATTGCGCGATTCGCCAATTCACGGCAAAGGGTTGTTTGCAACACGCGATTTTGAGGCTGGGGAAACTGTGTGCCCTGGTCGAGTGGAGGGTAAAAGAACCCCAGGCGGGCGCTTTATCAACCACTCATTTAACTGCAATATCAGACCCGAAAAAGTAGGGGATGACATTTATGCAATTGCTACGCGTAAAATATGCGTTGGCGATGAATTACTGGTAGATTACAGAGCATCAATGCGGGTCAATTTTGGACTCACGTTACAAGGAGAATTGCCATGTCTGGATGGGTAGCAGGGGCCATAGCGGTCAGTAGTTTAGTTGGCGCAAGTACAGCTAAAAGCGCGGCAAAAACACAAGCTGGCGCGGCTGACCGCGCTGCCGAACTTCAAAGAAGTCAATTTGAGCAAACACGAGAAGACCAAGCGCCTTGGCGTGCGGCTGGCGTTAACGCATTAGCTGAAATGCAACGCACTGCGGGCAATGTGCCCGGCGCGTTTAAATTTGGCAATTATGAATTTAATGCTGACCCAGGCTACGGTTTTCGCTTGTCGGAAGGTCAAAAGGCGCTTGATCGTCAAGCCGCTGCCCGTGGTGGTTTGATCTCTGGTGGTGCTTTAAAAGCCGCCACTCGATTTGGCCAAGACATGGGTTCGCAAGAATACCAAAATGCTTTTAACCGAGCTTTGACTGGATATAACACAGACGTAGCGCGTGAAAATCAGTTGTTTAATCGTCAAGCAACATTGGCTGGTGTTGGTCAAACTGCTACTAATTTAGTCGGCCAAGCTGGTCAAAACTATGCAACCAATGCAGGCAACATGATTACTGGCGGCGCAGCGGCAAACGCTGCTGGTCAAGTAGGCGCGGCTAACGCTTTTACCGGCGGCGTTGGCCAATATATAAATTACAACCAAAATCAAGCGCAGAATTCATTGTTGCAACAAGCGCTACAAAATCGCGGATCAACGTATGGATACACGCCTACAACAGATTATGGAACTGGCGCAGATTACACTTTTGGCGGTAAATTAGGCCCAACCTAATAAGGAACGAACATGGCTATTGATCCAAACATTGCTCTTGGCGTTAGGCCAATACAACTTGAGATGCCAAATCAATTGGCGCAATACGGTCAAATTCAACAGATTATGGCGGCGCAAGACGCGCAACAAATGAACGCGCTTAAGATGCAAGAAGCGCGCGCAGCAATGGAAGAACGTAACGCATTGCGCCGTTTAGATCCAACAGCGGCTGACTATGAATCTCAATTATTTAAAGTTAGCCCTCAATTAGGTATTAGCTTTCGCAAAGAAGCTGCAACTACGGCTGCACAAAAAGCCGCTGAAGCTAAGTCTTTAGCCGGAGCAGCTGCTGAAAAACAAAAAATGCTTGGCCAAGCATATCGAGATATTAGCGGTCGTCCTTCAGACGCCAATATCACCGCACATTTGGAAGATATTGCTGAATCTCCGCTATATAGCGCGGCTGAAAAAGCATCCATTACAAAACGCGGAACCGATCTTTTAGCGATGCCGTTTGCAGAGCGCCAAATGTTTTTAGCACAACAAGGCGCTAGTGCAAGTGAGTTGAAACCTTCGACACAGACAGTCAACCGCGCCGGTGCTACAGATGTTATCCAAGTGCCTGCCTTTGGTGGTAAGCCCGCCACGCTTGGCTCTTACGCGGATGTACCTTTGCCTGCCGACGTGCAAGCGCAAAAGATACAGATTGCACGCGAAAGCCGACCACCAGCGCAACCTCGCGCCGAGCAACCGCCTGTCGCAGTCATTGACCCCACAACAGGTCAAGCAATATATGTCAGTCGTGAAGAAGCGTTGCGTAACAAAATGCAACCTGCGGCTAGCGCGCCTGCTTTGAAACCTTTGACAGAAGGACAAACAATTAAATTGCGTACTGACGTTGCTAAAGATTACAAAGCGGCAACAACTGCTTTGTCGCAAATAGATGACCTATTAGCTTCGGCTACTGCGGTAAAAACATCGCCGGGGCTATCTGCGGCTACAGGATTTACAGGTAAATATTTACCTTCCTTCCCTGAAGGCGGCGCAGCGCAAGCGGAAACACGTTTAGCTAACTTGCGCGGTAAAGTAACCGCATTAGGCAAAGCAACTGCGGCCATGTCAGGCGCAATTGGATCTATTGCAAACCAAGAATGGAAAATCTTGGCTGATCAAATTGCAGTGTTAGACGAAACAAAGGGTAAAAAACCTTTGCTTGAACAAATTGCATTGTTAGAAGAGCAAGCGCAAGGCGCCGCAGCGCGTATTCGTGATACATACGAAAAGACGCGCGCTGAAGATTTTGAGCGCTTCCCTCAGTTCCGCGACTTACCCGCACCAAAAGCACCGGCTGGCGCGCCTGCCGCAGGCACTGGGGGATTTAAATATCTCGGAAAAGAAGGTGGATAATGGCTACCAAATACCGTGTTCAAGGTCCAGATGGTACTGTTCATGTCTTTGAAGGGCCTGATGATGCAACGCCAGCGCAAGTAGAATCTTTTGCCGCGCAAACCTTTGGCGCCGCGCCTAAAGCCGCGCCAACTGAAGTGCCTGCACCACGCGGCAAAGCCGGCATGTTTGACATGCTGTCTGCGCCGTTTGAGATGGGCATGTCGCTTGCAGCCAAGCCGCGCAAAGAACAAGTAGAGTTTATTGCGCCTGCTGTTGAGGCGCTAGGTAGTGCTGGTGGTGCAATTGCAGGCACTGGCGCAGGGCCATTAGGGACCGTAGTTGGCGCTGGCGCTGGGTATGCTGGCGCTAAAGAGTTGTTGCGTTTGGCCGCTGGCGAAAGTGGTAAAGAAACACTTCCCCAAGCCGCCACACGTCAAGCACAGAATGTGCTTGAGGGCGCAACAATGGAAGCCTTTGGCCGTGGTGTTGTAAGCCCTGTAATTGCCAAAGGCGCTGAGTATGTAAACAAACTCAAAAACATCAAACTTGACCAATACATTAAAGCTGCTGGTGACAAGGGCGAAGAGATTGTCAATGCCTTGCGTGGCCGTGTACAAATCGTTCCAGGCACGTCACCAACTGCCGGCGAAGTTGCCGCGCCAGCGGGTAGTGTAGGGCTGTCAGTATTGCAAGCGCGCGCTCGTCAAGTGCCAGGCGCGGCAGACATTTACGCATCCAAAGAAGCGCAAAACATTGTTGCTCGTCAAGAGCAAGAAGTACGTGCGGCGGCTAAATTTGACGCATCTAAGCAACGCATCCAAGCAAAAATTGATCGCGGCCTAGTTAATGTAACGCCCGGCGAAGTTGGTAGTACCTTGATTGACGCGGCTAAGGCTGAACAAAAAGCAGTCAAAACAAACGTAATAAAACCCGCCTATGACGCAGCGTTTGAAGCCGCTGGCGACGTAAAGATTGACGTGTCAAAAGTTGTCAGCGAAGCAGAACGCATTCTTGATCGTAAGTTGTCAAGTTTTGCCACTGAAACTGCGCCAGACACAGTCCGCAAATTGCGCGGGTTTGTACCATCTGTGCCTGAAGCGGAAGCAGTAACTGTTGGTAAAGCAGGCTTTAAAACCGCAAAGGCGCCTACACCGCCCCCTGCAACGCCTGAAGCAACTCTTTTGCAACTTGATGACGTTCGCAAAGCCATCAACGCAGACATCGCGGCGGCCTCGGCTAGCAACGCGCCCATGGCGGCCACAACATTGCGAAATCTAAAGCAGTTGCACGCCGCAATCGACGACGCAGTTAATTCAAGCGCTGCTTTAAGCGACGAAGCTAAGACGCTGTACAAAGGCGCGCTGGACACCTATCGCACACAATACGCGCCGCGCTTTAAAGAAGGCATTAACGCAAACTTGTTTAAACAAACAAATTTGCAAGAAACCAAAATCAAGCCAGAAGATGTTGTCAGCAAATACTTTCAGCCTAAAGGCGAAAGTGAAGCCAAAGACTTTTTGCGTTTGTTTGACAAAAATCCAGACGCAATGAAGATTGCCCGCACGGGTATTGAAGACCTATACCGCCGCGAAGTAACAGACGCGGCTGGCCGCGTAACACCTGAGTCGCATGCCGCGTTTATGAAAAAGTACGCCGAGCCGCTTAAAATTCTTGACGGCGCGGGCATGAACATTACAGAGCGCGTTGGTGTTGTTGCAAAAGACGCGGCTCGTTTGGCAAAGATTGAAGAACTAGCCAAAGCCAGCGGTAATAAATTAGCGCCGCCGTTGCCAGCGGGCGCTAACGCGCTTGCAGTTGAGCAACGAATTGGCGAGTTGACCAAACAATTTACGCCTGATCAATTAAGTCATGTAAATGCAGTGCGACAAGATTTATTGCGTGAAGGTGAGTATCAGCGCTTGGTCAAAGCTGGCGCAGATGCAGGCACTGACATTAAAAGTTTGGCCACAAAAACGGGTAAAGAATCTGGTTTGCCTTTGCCAAACTTTTTGTCTGTACCAATTACGGTGTTTAACAATGTTGTTAAGCGTTTGGCGCTACGCATGGACGATAAGATTGCGCTAGAAATTGCACGGGAGTTAACCAACCCTGCCATAGCTGCTGATCAAATTGAGGCCGCTATTAAACTGCAAGCGGCTCGTCGTGCGGCCACACCTGGCGCCGGTACTGCCGCAGGTTTAGCTGGCACTCGGGCGCTCGGCTCTGAAATGTCACGCCGCGCAGAACCTGAAAATCAAAACGCATTGGCGAGATAATGGAATCGCAAGTTCTATTTAACATCGCGGTGAGTTTGGCGGGGTTTTTAGGTGGTTGGGTACTCAACAACATCTACAGATCGCTTGAGCGCTTGGACACGGACGTGCGGGCAATGCCACTCAACTACGTCACGCGGGACGACTATCGGTCTGACATGCGTGAAGTTAAAGAAATGCTTGGCAAAATTTTTGACAAACTGGATAACAAAGTAGACAAATGAATGCGCTGGCTCATACTCTTACTGCTGCTTGGGCTGGTGGGAGCCGTAGCCAAGAACGGATGCCACGTCCGCGAATTCTATGGGATAGCCTACACCGTTCACGATCCAAACGAGCGTCACAAAGAAATGATGGCGTGGTTGGATCAGAACGCGAGTCATTGCAAGTCAACGGATTACACAGTCATTTGGAACAATTTGGCCGAATGGGCTGGCGCTGCCGATTCCACATGGTTGCGGGCTAAAGTTGTTCATGGATACAAAGATGCACTTGAGCGTGAAAAGAAATGATCCCGCCTTTATACAAATGGTATCCAATGGTGCAACCCGGAGGCGAGCCAACCGAAACAGACGCGCTTGAGCGCAGGGCTGAACGTCTTACTGAAGATTACAAGCAGGCGCTGAAGATGAAAAAAGTAGCCGAAAAAATTGATGATCTTGAGTTTGAGTTATACGTTAAGAAGGCAGAACGAAACCAACTTAACCTAGAGATTTTTACCAACCGTAAATTGGACATGTATGTATGACCAAGAAGCCAATACCCAGACAAGTCAGGAAACCTCAGTTGGAAACAAAAGAAAAGCTGACGCTGTGGGTTACGCTCATGGTAAGCAGCACCTTGTGCATCTCCGTATTGGCAATGGTAATCAGCTTTATGCTTGGTTTGTGGGCAAAGGAAGTGGACAACGCAGAGATTTTCAAAATGATTTCACCCGCGTTTTCTACTCTTATCGGCGGCATGATTGGGTTCCTGAGTGGTATCAAACTCATGCAAAATGAAGACACTAAGGACAAAAAATGCTAACCCTACTCTCGACCCTAATCAGCTTTCTAATGGGTGGCCTGCCCAGATTGCTGGACTTCTTTCAAGACCGTGCCGACAAACTGCACGAATTGGCGCTAGCGCAAATGCAGATTCAGCGTGAGTTAGAACTGCGCAAAGCAGGCTTTGAGGCGCAAGAGCGCATCGAACACATTCGCACAGAGCAATTAGAAACCGAAAGCGCGGCGGCTACCAGTCAGGCCATCATTGGAGCGCAACAGGCCGAAATGCAAGCCATTTACGCCCACGACACAAGTCTGAACGAAGGCACATCCACATGGATGAAGAACCTTCGCGCCAGCGTTCGCCCAGTTATTACCTACGGATTCTTTTTTCTGTTAGTCTTTGTAGACGTTGGCCTGTTTGCCTACGGCTGGCATCAAGGCGCCACATTTGTAGAGTTGGCCGACATGCTGTGGGACTCTGACACCCAGGCGCTGTTTGCCAGCATCATTGCATTCCATTTTGGCGGTCGGGCGTTTGGCAAATGAATGTCAGCCCCAAAGCCATTGAAATGATCAAACACCATGAGGGTGTTCGATTTAAACCATACCAGTGCCCAGCAAAGCTGTGGACAATAGGAGTAGGCCATGTTCTTTACCCAAATCAAGGCAAGATGCCAATTGATCAAAGAGGCGCTTACGCGCTTCATCCAGAAGATAACCGATCGTTTTCAAAAGACGAAGTAAATGCAATTCTTCGAGCCGATCTGGATCGCTTTGAGCGAGGCGTGGAGCGTTTCTGCCCTGTCCCTCTTACACAAGGGATGTTTGATAGCCTTGTGTCTTTTAGTTTTAATGTCGGTCTGGGAACACTACAGCGTTCAACGCTTCGTCAAAAAGTTCTTCGGCTTGACAAAGAAGGCGCAGCCGAAGAACTTTTGAAATACTGCATGGGCGGCGGCAAAGTCTTAAAGGGTCTTCAGAACCGGCGCATCGACGAGCGCGCCTTGTTCCTTAGTTAATGCTCTGTACGCCTCAATGGCCGTTTTCAGGTCGCACTGCAACTGCTGAATGTAGTCGTCCTGTTCGCACAGTTTGACATAGCATTCGCCAGCAAAATCGACCAGCGTCTCGCGTTCCCAGATATCAAACTTGGGCATCTGAATTTGGCGCTTGCGCCAGCCGCTTTGCTTAATCATTGGCTTCCTTTTTAGACGGCGCGTCCAGTTCACGGCGGTAATATTTGGCTGGCATCTTGGCGTTCTTGTCCAATTGTTTGCGCAGCCATTCAGCGCCGCCAAGTTCTTGCAAAATCATCCAATGTCTGTCAGACATTCGGACTTGTCGCCCCAGTAGGGGTTTAGGTGGTTTTGGTCTTGGCATTTATCTGACTCTTCTTAGTGGCATGTCCATGACGCGCTCGGGTGGCGGAGGTGGCATGTGTTCAGAAGGCGGTGTCCAACCGTGCTTGCGCCAGAGCGCCTGCACATCTGAGCCAGTCTCCCACTTAAAATCTTTAGTTGGAATTGACGGGTAACTGATCTTTGAATGTGGTGGCAGTTCGATCATTGTGTTGCTCCTTTGAGTAGTTCTAGTCTCTCCCTTGCTACGCGCAGGGTGTTGTAGCGCTGGTGAAGGCGCTGAAGCATGGTGACGCGTTTAGCGCCCTCACGTTCCTCGTTGAGCAGTCTGAGAACGTCTTCTTCGCTCATTCTGCTAAGTTCGTTGTTAAGGCTTCGCCACGTAGTTGTCAATTTTCTTCTCCAATTGCTTTATTGTTGTGTGTACGCGGATGACAGCACGGGCGGCGGCGTTGGCCTCACGACCCCTGATGCGCAACTCGGCCTTGGCCACCTTTAGTTTGGATTTCCACAAGTCAATGCGTTTCATTTAAGTGCCTCCTGTAGTCCGGCCAAGCCATCGACGCGCTTGCCATTGATAAAAATGTGGGGCAAGTCAGGGCTAGACTCCATGTCCATCTCGACATAGTTAATGTTCTTAGCCCTCAAAAGCTGTTTGACCTCTGTGCAGTTGGGGCACTGGCGTTTGGTGTGGATAACCACTTCCATGGTTTTCCAATAGTAGGGTTGCCCTTTAAGGTTGTTTTCCATGGTGATGCGGTCAAACTCATCGTCTTCGTCGGTGCGGATCATGTGCTTTTCTCCTTAATGTCGTAAAACCAATCGTCGCCTGCCGACCATTTGCGTGTACCGTCTACAGTCCACAGGCGCTGCGCCGCTTGGAAGTCAGGAAACTTTGTCTCCGCAGGGATCAGGCTCTGGTCATACCACAGGCATCGGTTGTTAGGCTGGCAGGCAAACTGGCCATTGTCCAGCGCAATCCAATTGAACGACTTGTGTTCCTCGGCCTGCTCGGTAAAGCCCGTGTCCAAGTCCATGCCGTCGGCGCAGAAGTCCACCGTAAACAAGTAGCGCCCAAAGTGCCACTCGCGGTCTTTGCCCAAAAACTTTACGCCAAGGTTGCGCAAGCCAATCTTTTCAACAATGGTAAATCTGTAACCCATGCAGTCCCACAACTGAAGCGTGTCAATGGGCAGATTGCCAGCGTCTGCGTGCCAGACGTAGGCGTGGATCGGCAACTTGTCGTACAGGGCGCCGTAGTTGGGTAACAGTGACTCAATACGGAATACCTGACCGCGCAGGGCTTTGAGGCTGACCCAGATGGCAGGCTCAAGTTCGTTGTGCCCCTTGTGGTCGTTGTACAAAAACTCGCGCTTCACAAAGCACTTCATGGGCGGCAGTGATGCCACGATGTAACTCATTTCAGTTCCTTCATTGCAATATCAGATATGGCGCGCTTGTCATGCAAGGCCGCCCAAATTTTTTCATCAACAGTTTTGTTGGTCAGCATCACATAGCACCACACAGCGTGTTTTTGCCCGCTGCGGTGCAGACGGCCAATGGTCTGCTCGTATAGTTCCAGACTCCACGGCAGTGACAGAAACACCATGTGACAGCCGCCGTGTTGGAGGTTGAGGCCGTG